TGGAGCAAGTAAGGCAGAAGATATCCTAGCCCAAATTAGAGCAAGGCAAAACGCATAATAGTTTGTTCTGACGTTTTCTCTATACCAGCCTTGACCTTTGTGTTTCTGGTATAGAGTCTTCGTTACACATAAGAGGAGATGTGATATGTTTGGAATATTTGAAGTTTTTATTTTTAGCACAGTTGTGGGAATTGTGTCGGTACTATATTTTTTTAGTCAAGATACATAGTACATAACTAGTTAAAAAGTAAAGGAGTAATACAATGGCAAAACCATTTGACGTAAGTAAGTTCAGGAAGAATATTACTAAATCCATTGATGGACTTAGTATCGGTTTTAATGATCCAACTGATTGGGTTTCAACGGGCAACTATGCTCTCAACTACCTAATTAGTGGTGATTTCCATAAAGGTGTACCGTTAGGCAAAGTAACTGTTTTTGCCGGCGAATCAGGTGCAGGTAAATCATATTTTGCTAGTGCTAACATTGTAAAAGCGGCACAAGAGCAAGGTATATTTGTTGTGTTAATTGACTCAGAAAATGCGTTAGACGAGAAATGGTTACACGCATTAAACGTAGACACATCAGAAGATAAACTACTGAAACTATCAATGGCAATGATCGACGATGTTGCCAAAACAATCTCAGAGTTTATGAAAGATTACAAAGCATTACCAGATGAAGAAAGACCTAAAGTATTGTTTGTAATTGACTCATTAGGTATGTTACTAACACCAACTGACGTTGATCAGTTTGACAAGGGTGATCTAAAAGGTGATTTGGGACGTAAGCCAAAGGCACTTACAGCACTTGTACGTAACACAGTTAATATGATTGGTGCTTACAATGTAGGTATTGTTGCTACTAATCACACATACGCATCGCAAGATATGTTTGATCCAGATGATAAGATATCTGGTGGACAAGGATTTATCTATGCTTCATCTATTGTTGTAGCAATGCGTAAACTCAAATTAAAAGAAGACGAAGAAGGTAATAAGACTACAGAAGTAAAAGGTATCAGAGCCGCTTGTAAAGTAATGAAAACAAGATATGCTAAACCTTTTGAAGCAGTACAAGTTAAAATCCCATATGAGACTGGAATGAACCCATACAGTGGACTTGTAGACTTAGCAGAAAAACAAGGACTACTTAAAAAGTCTGGAAACAGATTGCAGTATGTAGTTAAATCAACAGGTGAAGAAATCCTACAATTTCGTAAGGCGTGGGAACGTAATGATGATGGATGTTTAGACATTGTTATGGAAGATATGTCTAATTACGAAGAACCGGCACCTGTTCAAGAAGAAGAAATTATCGAAGACATAAATAGCGACATCGTTGATAACGATATTAATGATGAAGTTATGGAGGAATTAGATGAGTCTTGATTTACATTTAGAAATCATGGAAGTAATGCTAGAGCATATTCCCGATCACAAAGATGCACTTGAGGATTTTGTTGCTAAGTTGGTAGAACACGGATATGATGCAGAAGAGATTGCAGATGCTACTACTAATGAAGAAATCAAAAAAGTGTGTACGGACTATTCAGATGAAGTTGAAGTAGACGAAGAAGAAGACGAATACGAGGAAGAATACGATTGGGATGAATAATGTTGTTAGTGTCGAACCAATAACAAGTGATTTTTTAATAACTTGGAATATTGGTAGACGTTGCAACTATGATTGTATGTACTGCCCAAGCGATGTTCATAGTACTAAAGAGTCACACAAAGATTTAAAAGAACTCAAAGCCATTTGGTATAATATATTAGATAAAACTAATAGAAATACATATAAAATATGTTTTACAGGCGGAGAAGTAACAAGCAATAAAAATTTCTTACCTTTTGTTAAGTGGCTCAAAACATCATTTAACAACAAAATAACATCAATTATATTAACAACCAACGGTAGTGCATCATATGAATACTATTTGGAATTATTTGATTATGTTGATAATATTTCGTTCAGTACACATTCGGAACATATTGTAGAAAAAAAGTTCTTTGACACAGTAATTCGTTTAAGTGAAAATATTGGCAATTCTAAATTTATTCATGTAAACATTATGGATGAATACTTCAATGAACAAAGAATTGATGATTATAAATCTTTACTAGACAAACATAACATAAGCAATATTATTAATAAAATAGATTACAATAAAAAACATCGCGACACTCCTGTCTTTAAAGGAAAACTCGATTATGAATTTAAGTGATCACAAATTCTATAACTGTAAAGTAACATTTGATAACAATAAGAGTTATTTAATGGATGCTAATTTTTTACATAATGAAAAATTAGATAGTTGGGAAGGCTACAACTGTTTTGCTGGTGTAGATAGAATATACGTTGATGCAGATAATAATGTATATTCTGGATTATGCGAAAACGATTTCTTAGGTAATATAGATAATTGGAATTTATTTGTAAAACCAACTATATGCAAAAAGAAAAACTGCACAGGCTGTACAGATGATTTGATAGTTAAAAAATATAAATGAGCAAAAACGAATTTCCAATAACAATACAACCTGCTTGTTCATTAAAATGGTCATGGTCAACCATTGCACTTAGGCAAAACAGAACTAATTCTTGTCATCGAGTAACTCCGGATTATTTAACTGTAGATACTTTTAAAAACTTTCATAATACGCCACAAAAAATTAAAGATCGAGAGATTATGTTATCAGGAAATTGGCCCAAAGGAAGAGGTTGCGAATATTGTGCTGACATTGAAAAAGTTGGTGGAGTAAGTGATAGGTTAATGATGAACAGCATTCCCAACTTGTATCCAGATGAATTGTTGGAAAATAGTTCTTTAACAAATGTTAATCCTACAATACTTGAAGTTTATTTCGACAATGTATGTAATATGGCTTGTACATATTGTATGGATGGATTAAGTAGCAGAATAGAAAACGAAAATAAAAAATTTGGAAGTTTTGACAGTAATGGAGTTGTAATAGAAAATTTAGACAAAAATAAAAAAGTAGACAATTACAATCTAGTTAAAAAAGAATTCTGGCAATGGATGGAAGAAAATTCGTTGTCTTTAAAACGTTTTCATTTTTTAGGAGGAGAACCATTTTTTCAAGATGACTTCGATGACGTTATTGATTTTTTTGAAAATAACCCCAATAAAAACTTAGAGTTTAATATTGTTAGCAACTTAAGTATTTTACCTAAAAAATTCAAACAACGGTTTGATAAAATTAAAGAACTCAAAGAGCAAGGTGCTATAAAAAGATTTGATTTAACTGCAAGTATTGATTGCTGGAATGAAGCACAAGTATATGCTAGGCACGGATTAAATCTAGAATGGTTTGAAGAAAATATAAATTATATTTTAGAACAAGACGATTGGGTAAGACTGAACATACATCATACAGTTAGTATATTAACAATTGTCGATATGCCAGATTTATATAAAAAAATTAATAACTGGAGAAAGAAAAAAGATGTATATACGTATATGTGCTTAGTATCTTATATTAGTCCACATTGCGAATATTTGCATCCTAACATTTTTGGTTATCAAACTTGGAAAGAATCATTCGAAGATGTTATAAAATTAGAATATCAAGCAAAAGAACTGTATGATAATAAATGGGATTTTGATAATGAGATAAATGCTATTAAAGGTTTTATGAAAGTGTTAGAAGTAAACAAAACAAACAATTTAGAAAAAATTAATAAAATGGAGGTCTATCTGAATGAACTAGATAGACGTCGAAATACAAACTGGAAAGAAATATTCCCTCATTTAGTAATCTAATATATGTGGTATAACAAAGTAACAAGTAGTTTAGGACAATTACCTAATTTCATAAGTTATTATGAGAAAGAACTTGCTAATGCAAGAACAGATGTTGTTGTTCACGGACACGTAGAAACTAATATCAAAGAACTACCGGGTGTAACAGAACATCGTTTCCATCAACTACAGGAAATAGAAGCAGTACTGGAATACTTAAATATAGAGTTACGTAGAATAAGACGTAAACACTTTAAATCATATTTAGAAAACTATCAGCGTAGTCTATCTAGTAGAGATGTAGAAAAATATGTCGATGGTGAAGATGAAGTTGTTGATATGGAAATATTGATCAATGAGGTAGCACTGTTACGTAATAAGTGGTTAGGTATTATGAAAGGATTAGATACTAAACAATGGCAACTTGGACACATTGTTAAATTACGTACTGCTGGTATGGAAGATATCACTTTGTAATGTCTTATAAAACAACTTGGTTTAAAACTTTAAAAGGTGTTGTTTTATATGAACTTTGGCCCAACGACAGAAATGATCTATTTAATAATAACTTTGAACAAGTTTTTAAAGATCAACTAGCACAATCCGAATTAGCATTGAACAAAGGCGATAAGTTAATTGTTAACTGTTGCAATGAAGGTTTAGGACCAAACGATCTCAAACAAACAATTGCTACATTTGAACAGTACGACTTTAGAGTACTTTTTAATGCTTATATAACAGTACCGTTATCATATAGATATGAAGTGTTTGTTGATCACTTTTCTGCACATTGTGGGTTTGTACAACACATTCAACGATTAGATGTAGATTGGGAAAATTTAATTCCTACTAAGAGTTTTATATCACTTAATCGTAGACCCAGCGAAGGTAGGTGCAGTCTAGCAAAAAAATTATTAGATACATTTGATCACAACACTTTCTTATTAAGTTGTGGAACACAACACGATCCTTACTTACAAGAAAAACAAAACCTACTAGATATCATGCATCCATATACACTGCCTATTTTGTTAGATGGCAAAACAGGCGGAATGGAAGAACAACACTATCATACTAATACAGACTGGTTTAGTTGTTTTATAAATGTAGTCACAGAAACAAGTAATCAAACAGACGACGATAGTTGGAATGAGATTTTTATTACTGAAAAATCGTTTAAAGCATTCTTGTACAGACAAATTCCTATATTTTGGGCAGTACCGGGAACAGTGCAATTGCTACGTGATATGGGGTTTGATGTATACGATGATATCATAGACCACAGTTACGACACAATACAAGATCCCAATGTAAGACTCAACACAGTTGTTGGCACATTAAAAGACTTTATAAGCAAACACACATTAAACGATATGAACAATTTGAGGAAACAATTGTGGTCACGTATAAATAAAAACGTTGATTTATTAGTAGAACTTAATATGCAACACCCACAAAAAATGAAAAATTATTTAATGGAATTATCACAATGAGTTTTTCAAACGCCGAAGACAGTCACCAACACAGTTTAGAAACTTTAAACTTACTAAACAACTATGAAGAGTTTATGGAAAGTATTGAGTCTATGGTGGATATGGGTTGTGGTAAACATGGTAAAGATGTTGTATGGTGGTCAAACGCACACTTGTTAGACGACAACGACAACAAAGTTTATTACAACATTGATTGTTATGGTGTTGATATTGAAGATAAGTTTTTACCACAAGGTGCAAAGAATATTACTTTTTTAAATCACAATTTTGAAAAAACATTTAGTAAAAGACAGTTTGATTTAGTATGGTGTCACGATGCATTTCAATATGCTATTAATCCAATGGAAACATTAAAAAACTGGTGGGGTCTAACAAACGAAAGTGGAATGATATCGATACAAGTTCCAACTACAGTTAATATCAAATATAACAGACTAAGTTGTTCACACCCAAGTTACACTTATTTTAATTATACTGTTGATACTCTTATTCATATGTTAGCAGTTAATGGGTTTGATTGTAAAGATGGGTACTTTAAAGAAGACAACGAATGGGTCAAAGCAATAGCATATAAAAGTGATATTGAACCAATGAACCCTAGAACAACTTCGTGGTACGATTTAGCAGAAAAAGATCTACTTCCGCAGAGTGTTACAGACAATGTTAATAAATATGGTTTTCCTAAACGCGAAGAATTAGTATTAACTTGGTTACAAGGAACTAAGCAAATTTTATTTTAATGAAAGCAATAATAGTAACAGGTGGGTTTGACCCATTACATTCAGGACATATAGCATACTTCAAAGCCGCAAAGGCATTAGGCGACGATGAAGAATCAATATTGATTGTTGGGCTCAATTCAGATGAATGGTTATCACGTAAAAAAGGTCGCCCATTTATGCCGTGGGAAGAACGAGCAAGTATTATCAGAGAACTAGAATGTGTTGATGATGTAATTGCGTTTGATGATTACGACGATTCAGCAGTTGATTGTATATACAAAGTAGGCGACAAATATCCCTATCATGACATAGTATTTGCCAATGGTGGTGACAGAGACCACCACAATATTCCTGAAGCAGATGCTACAACACAAGACGTTACATTTGCATTTGGTGTAGGTGGTAAACGTAAAGCAAATTCATCTAGTTGGATATTAGATAATTGGAAAGCACCTAAGACAAAAAGAGATTGGGGTTACTACAGAGTTATACACGAAGTTCAAGGTACTAAAGTAAAAGAACTTACTGTTGATCCAGGACAACGACTATCAATGCAGAAACACGCAAAACGTAACGAGTATTGGTTAGTAACAGAAGGTGCGTGTGAAGTGCTAAGTCAAACAGAAAGTGGATACCAAATGCCTGTTATAAGACTAGAAAAACACGATGAATACACTATTATTTGTGGTGACTGGCATCAACTATATAATCCTTATGACAGACCTTGTAGAATCGTAGAAATACAATATGGAGAACAGTGTGTGGAAGAGGATATTACACGCATTTAACATAAATACAATACAATATTTTAGGAGATAAAAAGAATGCCAACTAGAACTTTCAAATTAAATGGATTTATAACAGAAGGTACTGCTGATATCACAGTAACTTTTAATTCAACACAGGTTTTTACTGGCAGTGTAGATAACACTGAAAGATATGAACCTTTATTAACATTTACTGCAGATACATCAGTGAACGGAGATATTGCAACAACAGTAGTTGTTAATAGTGGAAGTACTGTGTTTATTGGGCCACTGACAGCAAATTATGTTGTATATGACGGACAAACATACACAGATGACAGTGATGTTGAACAAACATATTCATCTACTGATGTCACAGACAAATACGAACCAATGAACGGAGCAAAAGGCAATTCAATGAAATCGGTTCAAATCAACGGCGAAGAATCACCAATTAGTGGTACTGAATCAACAGGTTGGGTACCTGTTCCAGTGGAAGCAGGAGAAACCTTAACTTGTAGTATGGTTGTTGACGCAATTGCATCTGCATAACACAAACAACTAGACAAATATATAAAGGGCATTAATTTGCCCTTTTTTGTGAATTTTAGGTTGACCTTTGTGTGTTTGGTAGTATAATACGTATTAACAAAACAAAAACAAAGGACAAAATGGAAACAATTACTATCACACACGGCAAGTACCGTGGACAAACAGTCAAAAATCAAACATTTGAATTAGTTAAACCTGTCCAACAAGGTAAAAAAGGACACTTTGTTACTGTGAGACCAAATGACAAAGTTGGAGTAGGCAGAGATAAAATTCGAATTACTATTACACCAAACAATATCAAAACATCTAAAACTGCTAAACCAGTTGAGTCAGATCAAGATATCATGAATCGCATTGAGGCACGTTTTGGAATCCTAGATGAGATGACCAAGGCTTCGATCAACTCAGATGTAAAAGCAATGATTGTATCAGGTCCTCCTGGAGTTGGTAAGTCATATGGTGTTGAAAGAGAATTATCAAAAGCAAATATGTTTGATCAGATTGCACAGACTAGACCCAAGTACGAGGTTGTCAAAGGTGCAATGACTCCAATTGGATTATACAAAACACTTTACTACCATAGACTGAAAGGTCATGTATTAGTGTTTGATGATTGCGATGCAGTATTACAAGATGAGTTGAGTTTAAACTTGCTTAAGGCGGCACTTGATTCAGGCAAGAGAAGAAGGGTACATTGGAATGCAGACTCTCACTTGTTGAGAAGAGAAGGAATTCCAGAAGTATTCAACTTTGATGCATCTGCTATTTTTATTACAAACTTAAAATTTGAAAACATTCGCAGTAAGAAGTTACAAGATCATTTAGCGGCATTAAAGAGTAGATGTCACTACTTGGATTTGACTTTAGACACAATGCGAGATAAAGTTTTAAGAGTAAAACAAATTGCTAAGTCGGGAGAACTATTTAAGAACTACGACATTAGTGAAACAACTCAAAACGAAATACTTGACTTTATGGAAGAGCATAAAGACAATTTGAACGAGATGAGTCTCAGGATGGCACTCAAGATCGCAGATCTTGTTTTAGTTAATCCTGAGAAATGGAAATTCCTAGCGTTGAATACTTGTATGAAGTACGATCGCTAAGAATACGGAGACGTAGGTTTTAAGGGTAGTTTCCATACCCCTAAGTCCAAGAAGAAACCGATGTCTCCTCGATGCATAGGTTAATGCATCAACTAGAGCAACACCTATTTTTCCTTTTTTGTTTTGTTGGGTGTTGCTCACCTTTATTATAAGTAAGATTTATGTTAGCAAAGATTGTAGTAAGAGACGAAGTAAACTGTAGTTTAAAAGACTTGAGTTTAGATATGCGTAAGCAACTGGTTCGTCAATTCAAATATGATATACCCCACGCAAGATTTATGCCAGCCTACAAGTTGGGAAGATGGGATGGCACAGTATCATTTTTTAACTTGGGTGGAAGTACATACGTAAATCTACTTCCTGAGATTTTAGAAACACTTGTCAACGAAGGTTGGGACTTTGAGTTAGATGATCAAAGAGAATACAGAACCAACTTTGAACTAGAAGAAGTTTCAGAGAATTCATTCAAACACATTGCTTGGCCTGAAGGACATCCTGTAGCAGGGCAACCAATTGAACTAAGAGATTATCAAATACAAGTAATAAACGATTACTTGAGAAACCCACAGTGTTTACAAGAAGTGGCAACAGGTGCCGGCAAAACATTAATGACTGCCGCACTATCGGAACGTGTAGAACGTTACGGTAGATCAATTGTAATTGTTCCAAACAAATCGTTGGTTGTACAAACAGAAGAAGACTACATCAATATGCAATTAGATGTTGGTGTGTTCTTTGGTGATAGAAAAGAGTTTGGTAGAACACATACAATATGTACTTGGCAAAGTTTAAACACCCTGTTAAAGAACACCAAGGCTGGAATGGCAGACATAACAATAGGTGAATTCCTAGAAGACGTTGTTGCTGTCATTGTGGACGAAGTCCATTCAGCAAAAGCAGATGCATTAAAAACTTTACTTACAGGTCCAATGGCAAAAGTTCCATTGCGTTGGGGTTTGACTGGAACAGTACCCAAAGATGATCATGAGTTTAAATCATTACAAGTAAGTATTGGTGATGTTATAAACAGAGTATCTGCAAAAGAATTACAAGACAAAGGTGTATTAGCAAACTGTCATGTAAACATAGTACAACTGATTGATCACGCAGAACACAGCAACTATCAATCAGAACTAAAGTATTTGTTGACCGATTCAGATCGTTTGGATGTCATGGCACAACTAATACTCAAAGCAAACGAAAGTGGCAACACATTAGTATTAGTAGACAGAGTACAGGCTGGTAAAGATTTAGTTGAACGTTTGGGAGATACTGCTGTGTTTGTATCTGGTGCTACCAAAGGTGCTGATAGAAAAGAACAGTACGACGAAGTTAAAACATCTGATGATAAAATAATTGTAGCGACTTATGGTGTTGCCGCAGTCGGTATTAACATTCCACGTATATTTAATTTGATGTTAATAGAACCAGGCAAGTCTTTTGTACGAGTAATACAATCGATTGGGCGTGGTGTACGTAAAGCAGAAGACAAAGACTTTGTACAAATATGGGATATCACATCAACTTGTAAGTTTGCCAAACGTCACTTAACAAAACGTAAAAAGTTTTATCGTGATGCCAATTATCCATTTTCGCTAGAAAAACTTGACTGGAAATAGCATTTAGGTTATTTTGCTCTTTTTATTTAGGTTAAAGTCTTATAAAATATAAGTAACTTTTTTATTAAGCCTAACATATGAGAATACATACTCTAGACGATAAATCATACGAACTCAACGAATTACCAGACGTAATAGATGACATACGTTTTGCGGTGTTTGATAATAGCAATCCCAAAGATGCTGATTACTTTTTTATTCCTCTAATTTTTTTAGAATCTTTTACATCACCTGCATTAGTATTAAATATTGGCGGTAATATGATTAAAATGCCAATTGATTGGCACTTGTTGATAGGCGAAGAAGAAACAGGTGATTTAGAAGCAATTCCGTTAACAAGTATTAATGATAGAAACTTTAAAGCATTCTCGTTTAACAGTTTGAGTGGATACAGTGCTGACTTTTTACCAGTTGAAGTAATGGATGTATACAACGAAGTACAGTGGTATAACCCTAAATTAAAAAATGGGCAGTATCTTGCAGTACCATTAAACGACAAAGAACAACCAGATGTTGTATACTTTATAAAAGATGTTTCACGCAATTCACAGGTAGTAGATTATAATCAAGCATGGTAGCACCTAAGAAATTAGATTTATTTAATCAAGTACTTCCGGCAATAGATCGCAAAGACTATGACTTTTATGATGGTTTAACAGATGAACAAAAGAAAGAAGTAAAAGGACAAGCATTGCTGTATTTACGTTGGGGTGCAAGTATAGACATCAATGATCCAATACTGTTACATTATTACCTAGCAAGTTTTAATCATCACGCAAACAAAAACTTTTTTAACACATACAAACATCCCAAACTACAGTGGTTAATGATTAGTGCTAGTAGTCCAAATTTAGGTAAATTTCGGAGAAAATGGTTAGGAAAGAAAAAAGCAAAGGATCCAAGAGACGATATTAAAAAAGAACTTGCTACAATATACCCAACCTACAAAGAAGAAGACATAGAAGTGCTGAGTAATTTTGTTACTAAAAAAGAATTAAAACAATATGTCAAAGACTCTGGTAACTGAACAAGTGTTTACTTGCAAATACTGTAAAAAAACATTCAAACGTGAAAGCACCTTGACTGCTCATGCCTGTGAAAAGAAAAGACGTTATCAACAGAAAGATGAGAAAGGTGTACGTATAGGATTTCAAGCATACTTGCGTTTTTATGAATACACACAAAATCACACCAAACAAAAGTCTGTATTCGACTTCATAGACAGCCCATATTACACCGCATTTGTGAGATTTGGAAGATACTGTATAGATATCAATGCTGTGAATATTCCTCGCTTTATTGACTATGTTATTACAAATAATAAAAAGTTAGACTACTGGGCAAAGGACAGTTTGTACGAGGAGTATTTAAATAATTTGCTGTTAACAGAAGATGGCACATATGCTTTACAACGTGCTATTGAATACAGTATCAAATGGGCAAAAGAAAACAATGCAGACAGTAAAGACATATTGCGTTATGGGAATCCAAACACAGTGTGCCATGCAATAACAACAGGTAAGATAAGTGCTTGGGTGTTGTATAATTGCGACAGTGGTAATAAGTTTTTAGAAAACTTAAATACAGAACAAGCAGAACTTATTTGGGATTATAT